ATGGCAACATTCAAATCAATTGTATTTTCTTCTAAAAATCACGTCAAATCAGATGGTACTACGAATATTAAGATCCGTGTGTACCACAATGAGGATTCCCAGTATATTCCGACTAAATTTTATATCCTTCCGGCCCATATGAGCAAAAGCGGCGAGGTTTTCCAGGAGTGTTTGGAAGAGGCGGACATGATCAACTATGAATTGGGAGAAATCATTCAACAGTACCGGAAGCTTGTTCTTCAGTTGGGCACCGGCAGAGCCTCGAAAATGACTTGTAAGGAGCTAAGGGATTATCTTATGCAGGCTTCAAAACCGGACTATGAGTTCATCGACTTTGTAAGCTTTTCCCGGGACATAATAAAGAATACCAAAAAGCCAAAAACAGCTTCCTGGTACGAACAGTCGATTAATGCCCTTGTGTGGCATTATGAAACTGAATCAATTGACGTCAAAGAAATAACAGGATTCAGACTTAACGCTTTCATTGATCACCTGACACGGTCCGGTAAAAATGGAGATCCCTTGGAACCGGGTTCAATCAATAACTACCTTCGCGCGATCCGGGCGCTGTTCAATAAATGTAAGCTGAAGTATAATGATGATGACTTGGATATCATCCGTATCCCTCACGATCCTTTTTCAAAGGTCCGGGTCCCCACTTACCGGCGCAAACGTAAAAATATCGGAATCGAAGAGATTAAAAAAATCCGGGACGGGGTATTTATAACCGAGCGCGAGCAGATTGGCCGCGACGTGTTCATGATGCTATTTTACCTGATAGGAATCAATGTCAATGATTTTTACAACCTCTCCCCTCCCCGGGTCGGAAGGATAGAATACAAACGCAGCAAAACCGACACAGAAGACAATATCAATGCTTTCCTACTTTCGATCCGGATTGAACCGGAGTTGCAGGCGCTGATCGACAAGTACAGCAAAGACGGGTTCCTATCCGGGATCCGGAGCCGGTACTGCAACTCATACGAGCTGATGCGGGCGACAAATAAGGGACTAAAAAAGATATGTGCCCAGCTGGGGATCCCGAAGGTCACGACCAATTGGGCCCGGCACACCTGGGCGTCGTTGGCAAGAAATAAGGCTGAAATTGCCAAGGCGGACGTGGACTTTTGTCTTGGCCACGTAAACAATGATTATAAAATGGCAGACATCTATATCGATATCGATTATTCAGTCTGCGATCGAGCGAACAGGGCCGTTTTGGACCTGCTTATTGAAAAGAAAAAAGAAACGAAAAATCAGCCCGGAGAAAAAAAATCTCATCTAAGGGTTGTATAATTTAAAAATAGATTGTAATATTGCATCGAGTTAAGCGAGTTGGACACCATTTTTGGTGACCAGGTCGCTTTTTGTGTTTTCTTAAGCGACCTTTATTAACACCTTCCTTCGCATTGCAGGGCGTAAAAAATCAGACGCTATGCAAAACGAACAAACATTAATCGATCTTGGTTTTCAAAAGATGCCTTCCGGAGAATATCTGTTCAGGGGAAAGCACCAGAAGTTCATAGCTCAGGTGACCACCTGTAACGGACCTGTCTATGTCGAATTATACCTCATTTCTCCTGAAATCGACAATCGCCCTTATTCAAACAGGAAAGGCTGCCATTTCCAACACAAAATAAAAGATTGTTGTTCCCACGGATCCGTTGAGCGGGCGATAAAGAAATACGATCTACCATCACAAGACATGACAATGTCGTTTACCGGCATTCATGTTCTCCACGAAGCAAATCATTCTCACCTACAAAATCAATCACATGAAAATCGAAATCACAGTATCAAAAAATGAACTGCTCTCAAAGTTGAAAGCAGTCGCAAAAGTAATCAACCCGGCCAACAAGGTGATCCCGGCCCATACGAATTTCCTGTTTGAAATCTTCCATGAGGTCACAGTCACCGGCGCCGACGAATCAGGAAATATTACTTCCGACATCGAGTGTTCTTTTAACGAACCGGAGGAAAAGATCTCTTTTCTTGTCGATTCAAAGACAATGCTTGACTGCATCCGGGAAATACCAGAGCAACCGCTTGAAATTATCCTTGAGGATAAAGGAAAAGGAGCTACCATGACAATCTATTATGAAGGCGGCAAATACCATCTACAGACCTATCCGACTGATGGCTTCTCTGTTCTGAAAAATAAAAGCGTCCTATCAAAGCTGGTCGAACTTGACTGTGGCCTTTTCACACATGGGATCAAAACAGTTTACCCGTTTGCCGGTAACGATAACATCCGGCCAATTATGATGAGTATTTATCTGGAGTCTGTAAAAGGTAATTTAACTTTTTGCGCTACCAACGGGTTTACTATGGCCGTCCTGGACAAGGATAGTTCGGAATTTTCGGATTTTGACCTAACACTTCCTATCAAGCTGGCCAAGATCATCATTGACCTGGCCCCCAAGGAGGAGGAAGAAAAGGTTAGTATTGAAATCGGAGAGAAAAATGTCAGTGTGTGCTTCCGTGATATTCGGATTGTATATCGCCTACAGGATGGAAAATATCCAAACTTCCGCTCTGTGATCCCGAAAAACAATGATAAGTACATCAGGACCGAAACAAATCGGATCCTATCATCCCTGAAACGTGCGTTTATCTTCGCTGACAGAGGCGAGTCTCCCGTTACATTACAGGCCTTCGATTCTTCCATGAAACTCATCAGCAGAAGCGCTGACGTGGACCAGTTCGTCGAGGATACCCTTACAGCGACAAACAACTGTAAGGAGTTTAAGACCGGCTTTGCAATCAGCTCACTAACCAGGTGTATCGAAGCTATCCCGACTGATAATGTTCAGTTGACTTTCAGTGATCCCAGACAAGCCTGCCTGATCACTCCCTTTGATGACGTAAATGTCGGCCTTGTAGTGCTGATTATGCCACTTGATATTAACGTTTAACCAGAATCATGAAAGGATCAGAACAGTTTAAACAGACCATCCAGAAATATCTGGAAGACCGGGCGGCAGCGGATCCCCTGTTCGCAGTCACTTACGCAAAGCCAAATAAAAACATTGATGGCTGTGTGAACTATATTCTTAGCACCGTTAAGGCCTCCAGATGCAATGGCTTTGCTGACGATGAGATCTATTCTATGGCCGTGCATTATTACGACGAGGATGACATCAAGCCATCCAAAGATGCGGGGAGCCTAAGTGTCGTAGTCAATCACAAGGTTGAGCTGACCGAAGAGGAGAAGGCAGCCCTGCAGGAGAAGGCTCATAAGGCCGCAGAGGAGGAGTATTTGAGGTCCTTGAAGAAGAAAGCCATCCGGGAGGTTGCCAGCAAGCCATCAGCGCCACCTGCTGAGAAGAAACCGGAGAAGAAACAGAAAGTACAACTGCCAAGCCTATTCGGAAATGAAGCCTAAAACGAAACTTCACCGGGAAATAACAGAGTTGAGTCAACGAGAACTACCCCCAATCTATCCGGATCAGATGCAGTGGGGGTATGACCATTGCCTTGATAAGCTTTTCCACAAATCGCGCGGAAAGTTTTATTGTCTTGAATGCGGCCATTCCTGGAAGGCGGATAATAAACGTAAAGTACAGGTATGTCCTGAATGTAGAACACGTCTTAAAATGGAGACAGAATACCGCTCCTATCGGCTTGATGCCGCTTATTTCGCTGTCGTGACAGTTTGTAAGGGTTATCAGGTCGTTCAAATGGTCTGGATCAGTAAGAGGTTAAAGATGAATAGTGAGGCCCGATACTTCGGACAGGAGGTTATGCAACACTGGATCGACGCTTCCGGGAATCATACAACAATGAGCCTGGCTGTAAATGGTCTTTCATCTGCCTGCGATCAATGGATATTTGGCAGCGAAATGAAGGTAAAAGAGTCAAGAGGATATTACAGCTCTACTCACTATAGGCACAATTTAAGCCCCTATAAAACATTCCCGAAAGTAAGGATCCTTCCAGTTTACCGGCGTAATGGATTTAAAGGCAATTTTCACGGTATTTCCCCTCTTGTATTTTTCAAAGAGTTGCTAAACGATCAGTGTTTTGAAACGCTCCTGAAATCGAGACAATATAGCCTGCTTGGTCTCTGCAAGGATGGCGGAATTCATAGGTATTGGCCGTCTATAAAAATCTGCATCCGTAATAAATACATTATAAAAGATGCGACGATGTGGAGAGACTATATTGATCTGCTCCGCTATTTCGACAAAGACCTTCGAAGTGCGCATTATGTATGCCCGAAAAATTTGAAGAAAGAGCACGATATCTATATGAAGCGTAAGCGGGAGAAAATGCGGATAGAAGATATGAAGCGCGACTATGTGAGTATGCTTAAGGATTTCGGTGAATTTGACAAGGATACATTCGCTTTTCCCAAAAATTTGCAAAGGGAGTATCGGGCCCTGATTGCCAGGCACAAGGCTTACAAGATAGAAATAAAGAAAAAGGAGCTTAAGGAAGCGGATATAAAGTACAGGCAATTTATTCAGCCTTTCCTCGATGTTGCGATACAGAAAAAAAACATAGAGATTGTTTTCCTGAAAAGTATTAAGGATTTCAAAACCGAAGGCGATGTATTGAAACACTGCGTGTATACAAATGAATATTACAAAAATCCCAACTCCTTAATTCTATCCGCCCGGATTGACAACGCCCCAATCGAAACAATTGAAGTCTCCTTAAAGAGCTTCGAGGTCGTTCAAGCCCGGGGCCTGCAAAACAAAAGCTCCGAATATCATGACCAGATAGTGAGTCTGGTTAATGATAATATGAATAAGATTAAAAAAATAGCCAAATCAAAAAAGAAGGAACATGAACATGTTTAAGGGAAAAGCAATATATCAACCTACCGGGAAGGCTGCAGAGTATGCAGCATGGGCCTGTAACTTCTATGTCGGATGCAGTAACAATTGCTCTTACTGTTATTGCAAAAAGGGCATTCTTGCTAACGCAATGGGGCAGGATAAACCACAGTTGAAAAAGTGTTTTCGAGATGAAGATCACGCGTTTGATATATTTCAAACGGAAGTCAGTAATAATGTTTCGGAATTGAGAAAACATGGTTTGTTTTTCTCATTTACTACCGATCCATTATTGCCAGAAACGAGAGAACTGACAGCAGAAGCAATCGATTTTTGTACCGATTATGGGATTCCAGTTAAGATGCTTACAAAACGAAGTGACTGGCTAGATTATCTTTTGCCATGGCTTCCGATAAATCTCCATCATCTATATGCTTTCGGCTTCACCCTTACCGGCCACGACGAACTCGAGCCCGGAGCTAGCACTAATCAGGAGCGGATCGAAGCAATGAGAAAACTACACAATGAAGGATTCAGGACATTTGCCAGCGTTGAACCGATTATAGACTTTGTGAGTTCTCAGCAAATGATTAGCAAATCTATTGATTGTTGTGATCTGTATAAAATCGGGTTAGAATCTGGAGAGAAATATAATATTCCTGCATTGCAATTGTTTGTTGGTTGGACTACAAATCTCTCATCGAAATGTGGATTTAAAATCTACTTCAAAGATTCTCTTTTAAAAGCTGCAGGGATATCCCGTGAAAGCCTTCCTGCTAACTGTGTAACCAGGGATTATAATATGTTTGAATTATGAGTTACGGAACCTGTAAAATATGTGGCTGCACGGATGATAACGCTTGTATTCATCCTGATTTCGGAGCTTGCTGGTGGGTTGATAATACCCATGAGCTATGCTCCCATTGTGTCGAACTTCCTGATGATCCGGATGTAATCCGGCCAAGTCACTCAAAACAAATCGAATTTAATTTTAACTCAAATAATCATGAATGAAAGTAACACCAAAATTTTGTACACAGAGGAATATGGTATGTTCCATTTCCTCAAAGGTAACCGGGACCTGAACGAACAAAAGGTCAACAGGATCATAGAGGATGTAAAGTCGGGCATGGACTTTTTTAAGTACAACCCGATCAATGTCAATGAACAGTATTTCATCATCGACGGACAGCACCGATTCGTGGCCAGCAAGATGCTGAAAAAGCCGGTTTATTTTGTTATCGTTCCCAACGTCTCCCTGCAGCAGGTCGCAAAACTCAACAACAACCAGAGCAGATGGAAAACGGTTGATTTCCTCAATTGTTACATCGATGCGAACGTGAACCGGGAGGACTATCAATACCTGTCCGAGTATTTGAAACAGTGGAAGATCCCTATTTCTACTGCGATTAATTTGCTTATGTATGGAAGGGTTTCTGCAGGAGGGAATACGGATGCTTTCCGAGAGGGTGAGTTTAAGGTTAATTTTAAGGATCTGGCCATCAATATCGCCTATAAATCTACTGATTATAAACCTTATTGCGCAGAATACAGGTCCAGGACCTTTCTTCAGGCCATCGAGGTATTGGTTAAGAGCGAGAAATATGATCACATAAAGGTTATTTCAAAGCTAGATAAACATGAGCTTAAAATCGAAAAGAAATCGAATTATAAGGATTATTTGAGCCAGATCGAAGAGCTCTATAACTATCGTAATTCAATCAGACAGGTAATTTATTAATATGAAAGCTTACATGATTCCTGGGCTAAAAACAATCGATGATACAATCGCTGAGGCATTTGGAGTTACCATCGATGAAATGAAGGATCCCGGAAGGAAACGACCAGGTACCGAAGCGCGTCAGTTTGGAATGTGGTACCGGAAGAAGTATGCCAGGGAATCTCCATCTATTATCGGAAAACATTACAACAGGGATCATGCTACTGTTCTGTATGCTTCAAAGATAGTAGATACTTTAATTGATTCAGATAAGGGATTCAGGGAAAAGGCAGAGAATGCCTTGAAGGCGCTCAATAAATTAAAATAAAATATATGAGTAAAACATATTCCGAAAAACTAAAAGATCCACGTTGGCAAAAGAAAAGACTTGAGATTTTACAGCGTGATGAATTCACTTGCCAATGTTGCTTAGACAAAGAAAAAACACTCCATGTGCATCATATAGATACCGATTATTCAATTGAGCCGTGGGATCATGAAGACTCCGCGCTAATTACACTGTGTGATGATTGTCATAAACTGTGGCATTTGATATATGGCCTATCTTATGATCATGCCCGGATTTCGATAATCGTGAAGCTTCATGACAGGATTGAAGAAGAAGAGATATCCAGATATATCGAAAGTAAAAAATAACAACAAATGGCACGACCAGTAAAACAGGGGTTAGAATACTTCCCTCTTGATGTAGATATTCATGATGATGATAAAATCGCTTTAATATCATCTGAATTTGGCGCTATAGGGGAAGCTATCATCTGGAGATTGTTTTGCAAAATATATAAAAATGGATACTACTATTCCTGGGGTGGGGATGAATGTTTGCTCTTCTGTAGATGGGCAGGTGGCATCTTTGTTTCCGGACAAGTAGATGAAGTCGTAAAAGGGTGTCTCCGACGTTCGATTTTTGACAATCGGGTTTTTGAGATGTTTGGAATACTTACTTCAACCGGAATCCAAAAGAGATATTTGCAAGCAACATCAGAACGAAAAGAAATTGAGATAATACAGGATTATTGGTTGTTAGATTTGCCTAATTCGGGTCGTTTTAAAGTTATTCGGTCGATTAACGAAGTTAATCATCCTATTAATGAGGTAAAACATACGGAAAGTACACAAAGTAAAGTAAAGGAAAGTAAAGGAGAGGAAAATACCCCTAATCCCCCTAAAGGGGAACGAACGACCGATAAAAATTCAATAGATTTTAATAAACTCATTGAATTTTATCACGAGAAATGTCCGGATATGCCAAGAGTTACCACATTAAGCGATTCAAGAAAGAAATCAATTAAAGCCAGAATTCGCGAGCATGGAAAGGAATCTGTTGTTCGTATGTTTGAAATAGCAGGTAGCTCCTCATTTTTGAATGGTGATAACGATAGGGGTTGGATGGCTAATTTTGACTGGCTATTTAAGCCTACAAATTTTGTAAAGGTAATTGATGGATGTTATCCTGATAAAAAAAATAAACAACAATCAACAACAGTTTCTAAAAATCAGAGATGCGAGAGATAAACAATTTCAAAAATCAAAATTCAACCATTGACCAGATCAATGCGCAGTATGGTAAACTTCCGCCCCAGGCTATTGATGTGGAAGAAGCTGTTCTGGGAGCTTTGATGCTTGAATCTGAAGCTATACACATGGTGTCATATTTGATAGATACACCTAGTTTTTACAAAGAGGAACACAGGAAAATATTCGAAGTTATAAAGACTTTATCTTCAGAAAAAAAGCCTATTGATTTACTTACAGTCCAACAAAAATTGAAAGATGAAGGAAAGCTGGATGAAGTAGGTGGCCCTACTTATATCATAAAACTTACCAGCCGTGTTGCTTCTGCAGCCCATATCGAATTTCACGCCCGTATTATCGCACAGAAATTTATTCAACGGGAATTGATTCGGATATCGAGTGAGATCCAGACTCAAAGCTATGACGATAGTCTGGATATGGATGATCTATTATCTGATGCCAGGAGCAAGCTGGAGGATGTTGAAAACCTTGCGATATGCGCAAATAATGGACAAACATCCCAGGTAGTTGCAGCTGAAGAAATCAAGGAAATTGAAAAAGATTGTAAAAGGGCTGAATCCGGACTAATACCTGGTATTCCAACCGGATTAACTCATCTTGACAGGGTTACAGGAGGATGGCGAAAAACGGACTTTATAGTCCTGGCCGCCCGTCCTTCTGTTGGAAAATCATCACTTTCATTTTTCTTCGACAAATCAGCTGAAAAGAATGGATTTTGGGTAAACCACTATTCATTTGAGATGAAAAATGGTAAAATATTCCGGATAAATTTATCAGCTGAAACAGGTATCCCAAGATCAAATATTCGGGATGGTATTTTATCGCAGGATGATTGGTTGAATATTCAGAAGGCAACCGGAAAGATTGAAAATTTCAAAATCATCTGGAATGACAAATCAAAATTAACCGTGAACCATATACGTGCGAATACGATCAGAAATGTAAGAGCAGGCCGGTGTGACCTTGTTGTTGTTGATTATTTACAGCTGATAAAGCCTGTTGACAGAAAAGCAATACGAGAGCAGCAAATCGCTGATATAAGCCGAACCCTTAAAGAGATAGCCATGGAATGCAATGTTCCTGTAATAGCTCTTTCCCAATTAAACAGGGACATTGAAAAACGGGCTGATAAAGAGCCTACCTTATCTGACCTTCGTGAATCGGGAGCGATTGAACAGGATGCCGATGTAATCATATTTGTTTGGGATAAGGCAGACCCCAAAATGAAAATAGACAAAAACAGGAATGGCAGGACGGGAAATATAGATTTTTGGGCTAATAATGAGAAAACGCGTTTTGCCGACTGTGATCCCGGATTATTTGAGGATAATCAGCCTGTAACCATACCTGATAATACAAACTTCTATGAAAAAGACGATATGCCATTTTGAATAAAAAAAAAGCAGCACCCGTAAGGTAACTGCCCTTTGACTTTTCAGCCCTGAAAAGCAAATATAAAAAAAATCAAAGAATGGCAGCTACCGAACTGAACAAGTATATTGAAAAAAGATATCAACGTTGGTTGGATTACTCAGAATATCATTGCTCCATTGTAGGGATGACAGATGAAGCGTCCGATATATTGAATGAGGTGATCCTTGCGCTGCTGCAAAAGGATGAAGCAAAGGTCACTAAGATGATGAATTCAAAGAAGGGACAATACACTGAGCTGGACTTCTATGTGCTGAGGATGATTAAACTCAACGTACATTCCGGTACTTCACCATACCAGAGCCATTACAAGGCTATTCCGTGCGATAATAACACAGACCTTCGTCGTATCAATATCGAGGATATGCAGGACGATGGTGAAGACGTTCCGGGGATGATCCTGGAAAGGTTTAAACAAGTCCGGGAAGTGTTTGAATCACTAAACCTATCAGAACAGGCAAAGCGTGTTTTTGAATTTAAGTTCTTTCAGGATCAATCATTATCGAGATGGTCAGGGCCTGAGTCACGAAAAGAGCTTTATGATATCTATTCTCAGGTGATAAAGCTGATCAAAGAGAAGATTAACGGGAAAACATTGATTTGAAATTTATATTTTAAAGCATGACAGCTAAGAAGAAACCGGAGGATTTACAGAAGCGGGGCCGGAAAACCGACTTCAAAGAGGAGTACATCGAGAAGGTGTATCATATGTCATTGCTTGGTCTAACCGATATTCAAATGTCTGGTATTTTGGGTGTTAGCGAACAGACGTTCAATGTATGGAAGAAGCGTTACCCTGAATTTCTTGAGTCCCTAAAAAGCGGAAAATCTGACGCAGACGCAAAAGTAGCTAAAAGCCTTTTCGGGCGGGCAATTGGTTATGATTATAGCGAGGTTTCTGTTGAAAAAAAAGGCAGAAAGATACTTAAGACAACAACAACGAAAAAAAGAATGGCCCCTGATACGACAGCGGCTATCTTCTGGCTAAAGAACCGTCAGCCAGAGTTGTGGCGTGATCGCGTTGAGACAAACCTATCTGGAGGAATAGCGCTGAAGAGTGATCTTGAGAGCTTATCCGACGATGAGCTGCAAACGATCATACAAAATGGAGGCAAGATAGACAATGGCCAGTCTAACAACAAAGACAAAGCGTGAACAGTTGCTCCTGCAGGCAGAGGCCGCAATCATCCTACGTAAGCGAGAGGCCCGGAAAGATTTCTGGGCTTTTTGCATGTATATGGACCCAAAGTTCTTTTCCAGGCGCCCTTTCCTGAAACTGGTGGCCCTGGCCTTCATGCGGATCTTTGTTGCCTTTTCTAGTAAGATCATCCGACGCCTTGCGGTATCCATGCCTCCCAGGGCCGGTAAATCTTATATTTCTTCGCTTTTTATTGCCTGGATGCTCGGTCATTTCCCGGAAGAGTCAGTTATGCGCAACAGCTGTTCAAGCACCCTATACAACAAGCTGTCATACGATACCAGGGATATTGTAAGATCACGTCGGTACCAGGAGATTTTCGCGGATATAAAGCTCAAGGGAGACAAACAGAACGTCAATGGGTGGAACATGGAGAAGTCAAAACAGGTCGGTTACTTTGGCGGTGGTGTAGGTGGTACCGTGATCGGCTTCGGCGCTTCCATGTTGGCCGTCACCGATGACTTGTACAAGAGTCTGGAAGACGCGCTGTCTGACAACAATAATGAAAAGACTTGGTCCTGGAAACAGGGAACGCACGACTCCCGTATCGAAGGGAATTGTTGCAGTATAGATATCGGCACCAGGTGGTCAGAGAAAGACGTCCTGGGGAGGTTGGAAGAGATGGGCAAGTATGATGAGATCATCCGGATCCCAGCTCTGGATGCAAATGATGAATCGTTCTGTGAAGACGTACACACGACGGAGTACTACCGGGAGCTCCGATCAGAGACAGAAGAGAGCATTTGGGAGGCTGAATACATGCAGAACCCGATCGAGGCTAAAGGGTTGTTATTTCCGAAGTCAGAACTACTCAGGTTCAAGCGGTCCGAGCTCCAGGGATTTGTCGGCACGATCGGAGCCTGCGATGTCGCCGATGAGGGGGCTGACTACTTTTCCGGGCCCATCGGGAATGTTGCAGGGGATAAAGTATACATCACCGACGTCCTGTTCACAAAGGATCCTGTAGAGGTCACCATGCCGCGCTTTGCCCAGATGATCATTGACGCCAGCTGCGACCTGATGCGTATCGAAAGCAATAACGGCGGGAAGACCTTTGCGCTTGGCGTTCGTGGGATCCTGAAGGAAGAGAGGTTCACAAAGTGTGAAGTCCAGGCTAGACCCACCACATCGCACAAGGAGACAAGGATCCTGATGAAGTCCGGATGGATCAAAAAGCATTGCGTTTTCCTGGATGAATCTGAGTACGAAAAAGGATCCGACTACTGGTGGTTCATGAAATGGCTCACTTCCTATATGAAGGAAGGGGATAACGAGCACGACGACGCCCCTGACAGCCTGACGATCCTGGCCCAATTATACGACGCCTACTTGGAAAGAAACAAGCCGAAGAGGGTAGCCCAGGGTGTTGGCAGATAAAATTCATTCCCAGTTATATTTTATGAGAAAAGGAAGGCATGCCAAGCATATACGAAGTACTGAAGAATGAGAATTTCGGCCAGGTTGTCAATAACCTCTGTGTCGACACAATCGAGGGCCGGACTCCCCGGGAATACCTAGAGGAATTTAACGGGGAGCGAAAACGCCGGAAAACATCCGTCGGATGGCGGGAACCAAAGCGGATAGCAGTCTATTCTGAAACACTAAAGGATCCGATAACAGGTGACCCGCTGCGCTTAGAGGATAAGGTTGAAGATGTGGCCCGGATCGTTACCAATTTTCCCAAAAAACTGGTCCGGAACTATGTCGCTTTCATGTTCGGGGGCCGGATGAACATCTCCGCTGATGATCAGAACGATGGATTCGGGGAGTTCAAACGCGTTTGGGAACGCAAGCTGAAGATGCAGTCTATATTGAAGCAGTTTGCGCGCAAGGTTTTTTCTGAGACCAAATCCGCAATTGTATTCTTTCCTTATACATCAGTTCGCTGGGATGGAGCAAAACAAGTTGAGCTCAAGGCCAAGATCCTTTCCCAGCCGATCCAGGAGAATGTCACTTCTGACTTCTACCCTCACTTCGACGACAATGACGACATGGACGGGTTCATCCACAAATTTCAGATCCGGGTTGATGGAATGACCCGGGATCGAGCAATAATCTGGACAAGGGAGAAGATCATCACCGGAACGCAAGGATTCGGAGCCTGGGAGGTAGGCGAAGCAGACAACATTTTCGGCCTTATCCCGGTAGTGTACGGCGAGATCCTTCAACCTGCATGGGAAGAGGTAACTTCACCGATGGACGCCCGCGAGATGCGTCTGTCTAGAGTTCACGACACGAACGACTACTTCGGAGATCCTATTCTCAAGACATATGGAGAAACAGACTTACCATCAAAATCTACAGCCGGAAAACAAATCTCATTTCCTATCAAGGTAGATCCTGATTCAGGGGAAGATTACCACGGAGACGCCGATTATTTAGCATGGCAACAATCTATCGACAGTATTACAAAAGAATTGGACGAGACCCGAAATGAACAATTCTCAGGCGCTTCAGCAGCAGATCTGTCTTTCGATAATATGAAAAGCATTGGCACTCAGTCAGGAGTATCGAGAAAATTTATGATGCTGGATTGCACGATTAAGAACGCCGAAAACATGGAGATTTTCGGACCTGTCGTTCAACGGTGTGTATCGGTTATCACTGCTGGGATCTGCAATATCACAAACATCAAGTACCGGCAACAGCTGGTCGACAACTGGATCACTGTCACCTTTGAATCGATTCTGCCGAAGGATCCGCTTGAAGATGCGCAACTGCTTAACATGGCCGGAGGCGGCAAGGCATTCAACTCGCGCCAGACGATTGTCGCCAACTCACCGCTCACGCCTGCAGGGGATGTTGAGGGAGAATTGGAACGACTGCAGGAGGAGGACGACTTGGAGGCTCAGCGCAACCAGATGACCGGAACAACGTTTGGAGGGTAATAATTTATGCCAGGCCTCTCATTTTACGAAAGTCAGCATATCCAGAAGCTCCTGCAGCAGGAGGCGAGCGTCAAGTATATATTTGACGAATTCGTCCGGACCACAAGCGGTCTGATGACCCGCTGGCAGGACTCCGGGAATGAGAACGTCTGGCTCCGTAACGCTCAGTTAGAGAAGGCGATCGAAAAAGAGCTTGTAAATTTACATGGGAATCTCCTGAAGAATATAGATCACAATTCGATCGACGCCTGGAACCGGAGCAACCTGAAGACTGACGACCTGGTGACGGCTTACATCAAGGGCATGCCCATCAACGACGTCGCCAGGCGTGGTCTGTTCGCCAGGAATAACGACGCTCTGACCTCTCTTATGAACGAGCGCATCGAAGGACAGACCGTATCACAGCGCGTCTGGAAAATCGCAGATGGAGCAAAGGAGAACATGGAGTTCTACCTCCAATCCGGACTTTCAACCGGCCGGCCTGCGACGCTGATCAGTCAGGATGTGCGACAGCTCCTCCAAAACCCTGACAAGCGATTTCACCGCATCCGCAATGCAGAC